CTGGAATAGCGCTCGGTCTCGGCCTTGGAGCGTCGAGAGCTTCGGGTGGCGGCGGCCGTCCCAGCACCGCCGGCCAGCCGGTCGGTCTCCTTCTTCTCCTGACAAAGGCATCCTGACATGGCTGACAACACCACGATTACCCCCGGAACCGGCGCAACCGTCGCCGCTGATGATGTCGGCGGCGCTCTTCATCAGCGCGTCAAGGCGACGTGGGGTCCCGACGGCACCGGCAACGACGTCGATATTGCCTCGGGCAAGGCCCTGCCTGTCCAGGTGCGCAGCGCTACCGGCCTGATCCCGATAGGGGAGCCGACCGACGCCAAGAGCACGGCAACCGACGCCACCTCGGCATCCGGCATTTCGATCTGGAAACAGATCAGTGCCTCGGTGCAGTTGATGGTGTTCGGCGCCGGGACCGCAGCCGCGGCCCAGCGCGTGACGCATGCCTCCGATGATCCGGCAGTTGCCACCCTCGGCGCGACCTCTGGCGCTGCCGTCACCACCGACGCCAGCGGCACCATCCAGCAATATCTGCGCGGCCTGGTGAAGCGCTGGGCGGATGCCCTCGGCACCGGCACGGCGGCTGCGGCGTTGCGCACCACGCTTGCAACCGACGTCGGCCTGCCGGCGGGTACGGCGCTGCTGGGCAAGATAAAGACCAAGTTCATCTCCGCGGCCGGCACCGCGCTGACCCGCCCGGCCAACACCACGGCCTACACCGCCAATGACGCGATCTCCGACAACGGCACGGCTGGCTCGGTCACCGCCAAATCGATCACCGTGTCCGATGTCAATGACGACACGGTGACGCTCGAACGCATGCGCCTGGTCTCGACCGATACCGGCATCCAGGGCAAGTCGGTGCGCGCCTTCCTCTACAATTCCGACCCGACCGCAAATTCCGGCGTGCAGGCCGGCGACAATACCGCATTCTCCAACAAGATGGCCGGCTTCATCGGCTCGATGTCGGGCACCTTCCGAACCTTCTCCGATGGCGCCGTCGCCGTGCTGGTGCCGGACGAAGGCTCGCGCATCATCTGCGCGCCTGGCACCGGTGCGCGCACGGTTTGGTGGCAGTTGCAGGCGCTCGACGCTTTCACGCCTTCGGCCAACTCCACCACCTTCACGCCGACGCTCGAAGGCTTCCAGGGAGCCGCCTGATGACCGTCGCGCCGTATCTTCTCGGCCGGCGCGGTCCCGGCCGCGCGGTCATTGCCAATGATCCGGGCGGCTCCGGCGGCGTCACCGATGGCGGCTTCGTCGACCAGCCCATCGTCACCACCACCGCGTCGGGCAACACGACGGTCAAGGGCAAGGTCAAGCCCGGCTCGTTCGGCAAGTTCGTCATGCCGCTGGCGACGATCACTGCTGGCCGGCAATACACTTTCCGCTACACGCCGCATTTCGCGCAGCTCGCCCAGCAGGGCAAGCTCGCCATGGTCGGCTTCGGGCTGAAGAACAACAACGACTTCCACGTCGTCGGCCTGCGCGGCGACGGCTCGACCGGGATCCACAAATACAAGGTCTACGGCACGCCGCCGAACGGCTGGAACGTGCAGACCGGACACACCACCAGCGACGGCGGCGCTTCGGCCAACGGAACACAGGCAGGCCCGAACTATATTCGCCTGGTCGTCTCGGCCGACGGCGCGACCTACAAGTTCCAGACCAGCCCGGACGGCGCCACATGGACCGACGAATTCACGGGCGCCGTGCCGAGCCCATTCTCCAATGTCTCCGGCGTCACCACATTCGGCCTGGCGCTGTGGTTCAACAATGCCGACGCCGGCCCGTTCTCGATCGACATCGACCAGTTTGCCGACGCGCTGGCACCAATCACCGACCCAAGCTTCTCCAGCACCAAGCTGCTGCTCGGCTTCGAAACATCGCCAGTTCCAGACGAGAGCAGCGCGGCACGCGGCAACGCAACTGCGGTCGGCAATGCTCAGATCAGCACGGCGCAGTTCAAGTTCGGCACGTCATCGCTGGCGCTAGACGGCTCTGGCGATGAAATCACCTTTCCCGACAGTGCCGATTGGGACTTGTCGGACGCCAACTCCGACCAGTTCACGGTGGAATGCTTCATCCGCCCGCACACAGCGTCGAACCAGGCGATCATCGGTCAAGGCAATTTCGGCAGTAACACGCTGTCGTGGCTGCTCTGGTACACCTCGGCCCGACAGCTTTCGTTCTACTTCTCGACAACTGGCGGCAACATCATTCAGGTCGGCACCTCGCCGCTTGCAACGATGACGCTGGACACTTGGTATCATGTGGCGGTCGACAAGGATGCCACAGGCAAAATCCGGCTCTACGTCAATGGCGTAATGGATTCGAGCGCAACGCCGGCGGACTCGTCGTTCTTCAATTCCTCTGGCGTGCTGGAGATCGGCAAGAACACCGCCGTCAACGACTTCAACGGCTACATCGACGAAGTGCGCATCACCAAGGGCGTGGCCCGCTATGCCAGCGATGCCGGGTTCACCGTGCCGACGGCGGCATTCCCGCGCGCCTGAAAATAGAGCGGCCCGGCTCGGGCTTCCTTGACGGGGGAGCACGGGTGCCGGGCCTAGGATGCGTGGTTGCCACCCATCCCGGCTGAACAGTTGCCGCCGAAAATCCAGACCTGTCAACTTCCGCGATCACGGAAAGCAAACCCATGCGCATAATACACAACGCTGGCAAGGTTGCCCGGCGCGCCCACAGCGTGCGCGCCTGGGCCGCCGCGCTCATCTTCGGCTTCTGCGGCGTGCTCGGCGACAGCTGGCAATATTTCGATGGCCTGCTGCCCATGCCGCCGCTGGCGTTCGCTATTCTGGGCGTCGCGCTCGGTGCCGTCGGCCTCGTCGGCCGCTTCCTTGATCAAGATCTATAGGAGAAATCTATGAAGCCGAAAAGCCGCTACCTCGCCGGTGGCGCGGCAGGTGCTGCGCTGCTCGCGGCCGCGACCGCATACACCTCGCATTGGGAAGGGCGCCGCTACGTCGCCTATTACGATGTCGGCCATGTTCTCACGGTCTGCGACGGCCACACCGGTCCCGACATCGTTCCCGGCAAGCGATACACTGATGCCGAGTGCGATGCGATGGCGCAGAAGGATATCCTGGCCCATGAAGGCCGGATGCTCTCCTGCGCGCCGGAACTGGCTGATCCCAAGCTGGTTCCCGACGACACCTACATCGCCATCAACGATTGGGCCTACAACGTCGGCACTGGCGCGGCCTGCGGCTCGACGCTCATCCGCAAGGTGAAGGCCGGCGACGTGCGCGGCGCCTGCATGGAGCTCAGCAAATGGGTCTATGTGAAGCACCAGGTCATCAAGGGCCTGGCCGTCCGGCGCATCAAGGGCGATGCCGTCAATCTGAGCGAGCGCGCTCTTTGCCTCCGCGGACTCGGCTGATGGGCGACAATCCCGATTTCTGGGGCGAGATGATCAAGCCGCTCCTGATCGCCGGCGGCTTCATGCTGGCGGCAGTCGGGCTCGGCGTGGCGCTGGTGATCGTCGGAGGATGGCAATGATGACGCTGTTTGCCCCGGTGCTCGCGCCGCTGGCGCCCGCGCTTGTCGTCCTCAATGCGATCTGGCAGTTCGCCACCTCGCGCTTCGGCCTGCCGATCGTCGTGGCCGGCGGCATCATCCTCTATTACGAGGGATTGCCGCTCGGCCCCGTGCGCGATGTTCCATACCTGGGCTCTGCTCTCTCTCGCTTCGTCGACGGCCGCGTCGACCGCGAATATGCCGCCGGCCAATTAAACGAGCGCCTGGTCTGGCAGGAAAAGCAGCGCCGCGCCGAGATCGAGCAGGCCGCCAAGGTCAAATCCAAGCAAGCCGAGATCGATGCGGCGGCGCAGGCGTTGGCAGACAGCCGCCAGGCCGGGCGCGCCGACACGCTGCGCATCGCCGATCTGGAAGACCGAATCCGTCAACAGAAGGACGAAGACAATGATCCGAAAGCGGCTGGTGATCCTGCTGGCGCTTGCAAGCATGGGCGCGGCATCGCCTCCCGGCTGTCAATCGGCATCGACGCAGTGGGTAGGTGACGGGCCGACCGCCCATGTCGATCCGAGCCTGATGGCGGAATGCGGCAAGGTGGTCGACGTGCCGCACCGATTCATCCCGGACGACGAGGCGAGCCGCCTCTGGGCCCAGGACCGCGCCACGCTCGGCGACTGCTGGCTTCTCAACCACGCGAAGAGCAGCGTCATCAAGGCGCTTGTGAAATGAACGTCGTGCGCCTCATCCTCGCCGCCCTGATCGCGCTCTGCATCTTCATGATCTACCACCTCGACAAGGCGCACGCGCAAACGGTGCAAATCCCCTGCGGCCCGGAAAAGGTCTTCCTCGACGGCCTGGCAAAGACCAGCCACGAGTTCACCGTCATCGCGGGCATGCTCACCAACGGCAAACGCATGATCGTCACGGCATCTTCATCCGGCACGTTCTCCATCCTCGAATCGGACGGCAACATCGCCTGCATGGTCGCGGCTGGCGAGAAGGCCGAACTCGACAGGGGCATCTGAAATCTCGGGCAGTGCATGAAAGGGGCATCGGGGCGAAATGGCGGAAGAGAGCATGGAAGCAGAGCTGGCGCGTTTTGATGAAAGGCTGAAATCAATTGAGCGGATGCTGCTCGACATCGTGTCGAGCCAGAAGGACGCGATCAATGCCCGTCGCCGAGGCTATGAGGCGCAGGAGCGAACCGAGCGTGAAGTGATCGGCATCAACCACCGGCTGACATCAGTCGAGAAAAGCGTCGAGGCGATCCGGCCGACGACGGCGGAACTCGAGCGTGTGCGTGATCGCGTCGTCTTCGCCGGTTCGCTCGGCCGCGTCCTGTGGCGCATGGGCACGGCGCTGATCTCGGCCGCCGCCGGCGCCG